GATACTCCTGGCCGCTCTGCTGCACATGGCTAGAGAGGAAAGAGAAAATGCCATCCCACGTCGGAATGCCCGCAAGTGACTATCACGCGGTCGAAGCTCTGAGCGCGTCAGGCGCCACGCTTCTGCTGCGTTCGCCGGCGCACTACATCTCGTCGAAGAGCACGCCGCGGGAACCCACCGCCGCAATGCGCCTGGGTACGCTCACGCACGCGATGATCCTCGAGCCCGACACGTTCAAGGACGAGTTCGCAGTCATGCCGAAGTTCGATCGGCGCACGACGGTGGGCAAGAAGGCCGCGGAAGAGTTCGAACAGGAACACGCCGGCAAGATCATCGTCGACGAGACAGCCTACGAGAAAGCCTCGTCCATCGCCGCCTCAGTGCGCAAGCATCCCGTGGCGATCGAAGGCCTGCGCGACGGCAATCCCGAAGTCAGCCTCTTCTGGGATCAGTACGGCCTGCCATGCAAAGCGCGCTGCGACTACATGACCGGCAGCGCGATCTTCGACATCAAGACCTGCAGCGACGCCAGCCCAGACGGTTTCGCCAAGCAGATCGCAAGCTTCCAATATCACGTCCAGGCGGCGCACTACGCGGCCGGCTTCCGCGAGATCGTGGGCTGGGATCTGGACCGCTTCGTCTTCATCGCGGTCGAGAGCGAGGCCCCCTACGCGGTGGGCGTCTACACCCTGGACGCACGCAGCCTGCAGTCTGGGCGCCTGCTGATGGAACGCGCAGCGCGCGCCTATCGCGTCGCCCTGGAGCAAGCCGACACGGCGCCCGCCTTCTACTCGGACACGATCGCCGAGATCTCCGTCCCCGCTTGGGCTCAAGTCGAGCCCTACGCCGAGTAACATTTCCATCGCGAACCCCTTGCGCCTAAAACGCAAGGCGGTTATGTCTTGGGAAAGAAGGACATCCCATGCCAAGCATCGACAACCCCCAGCAGCTGTTCGCCGCTCTCGAGGAGCGGCGCACGGCCTTGGGCATAACGCAGAGAGACCTATGCAAAAGGGCAGGCCTTTCTCATTCCACCTACTGGTACGCCGCGGCGAGAGGAACCGACGTGAGCCTCAGGGCCGCGCTGCGCTACTGCAACGTCCTCGGGCTGACGCTCAAGATCGCAAAGGGCAAGAAAGCATGACCTGGCGCCCGATCGGAACCGCGCCCGTAGACGGCACCGAAGTGCTCGTATGGGACAAGGCCGGCTTTGCCGACGTCGCCTACTGGAACGTCCTCAGCCTCAGCTGGAGCAACGGCGATCACACGCTCAAGCCCACGCACTGGATGCCACTGCCGGAGGCGCCGAAGTGATCCTCACCAGCACCATCATCTGGCGCCCGATCGAGACGGCGCCCTTGGAAGAACGCATCTTCGTGGCGGATCTGATCGACCGCTCCTGCAAGATCGGCCACGCAGAGCTGGACAGCAAGGGAGACGTGATCATCGTCTCGCCTGGCATTCCGACGACGTCGGCCAAGTGGTGGACACACTGGGCCGCGCTGCCCGAGCTGCCGAGGTACGAAGAACAATGATCCTCGCGATCGACCCAGGCGCGTCAGGCGCTCTTGCGTTCTTCGACACGACGGCCGGCACGCTCGAGATCATCGACATGCCGACCGTCGAGGTGCAACGCAGCGGCAAAGCCAAGCGCGAGATCTCGCCGGCCCTCCTGGCCACGACCATCGGCCGCGCCCAAGTGAGCCTCAGCACGCCGCCCATCACGCTGGTCGTGCTGGAGCGCGTGGGCGCAATGCCTGGCCAGGGGGTCAGCAGCACATTCCAATTCGGCCGGGGCGTGGGCATGGTGGAAGGCGTCGTGTCCGCACTGCGCATGCCCATGCAGTACGTCACGCCGCAACGCTGGCAGAAGGATCTCAACGTGCGCGACGGGAAAGACGGGAGCCGCCAACGCGCGGCCGAGCTCTTCCCGGCATACGCACACCTATTCGCGCGAAAGAAAGACGACGGCCGCGCAGATGCGGCACTCATGGCCTATTGGGGCGCCTCGCGCTAACGACATCCCGGCCGCGGGGTTCAGCGGCATCAAGACAAAGGACTATGACAATGGCATTGGGATTTAACACCGAAACAAACGCAAGCGGCAGCAAGTTCCTGCCGGTGGTGAAGTTCGACGCGAAGTCGGGCGACATGCTGGCCGTAAACCGCGAGCCCGCCGGCGATGGCACATGGGAAAAGAACGAGGTCGAGATCTCCTTCCCCGTGAAGGTCATCATGGCCCTGGACGACATCGAGATGGGCTGGATCACCTTCTCGCCCAACTATCACGCGGTGATGGTGAAGGCGGGCGAACGCTTCCCGGCCAAGCCCGGCAACGACTACAAGCAGGCGGCGCGCATCAAGATCTTCCTCAAGGAGCACGGCCTGCGCGAGTTCACGCCCACCAGCAAGACCGTCCTGCGCGCAGTGGACACGCTGCACGACCAGTTCATCGAGCAGGCGCCCGCCAACCAAGGCAAGGTGCCGGTGGTGACGATCGAAGGCACCGAGGTCGTGAAGATCAAAACGCCCGAGGGCGAGCTGCGCTTCAAGGCCCCCAAGTGGTCCATCACCAGCTGGGTGACACCGCCGTCTGAGATGAAGGAAGAGGCCGCACCGGCCGCACCGCAACCAGCTCCGAAGGCCGCCGCCAAGGCCCCCGCGAAGGAAGAGCTTGACGAGTTCTGATCCTTCAAACGATATGCGGCGCCGGTTCACGCAAGACCGGCGCCGCAAGTCTGGCAACCACCGCGAAGCAGGAACCCACGCGGCATGTCTCAAGATATAACAACAACTGACGAAAATGCCAGACTGAAAATCGCTCTGGCAGCCAACGGACGCACCGACGTTTCGCTGTCCGTCAAAGATATTCCCTGGGATCAATTCTGCCGGCGCCTGTCCGTACCCAAGGTCGGACAAAAGGACGGCAGCTACTACGTCAGAGGCGGCGACCTGGTCGAACCGCGCCGCGCCGACGAGAACCTCAAAGAAGCCGACCTGTGCATCATCGACGGGGACAGCAGCTTCGACCCCGAGACAGGCGAGATCCAGCCAGGCGCACCGCCACTGCCCGACGCGATCGCCGCCATGCAGGACATCGGCGTGGGCTTCTTCGCCCACACGACGCACTCCTTCGACCCGACGAACAACCTCTGGAAGTACCGCATCCTCATCCCGGCACGCATGAAGTCGCCGGCAGAGCTCGACGCGGTCGTGACCTACCTCGTCGACCAGCTGCACGCGCGCGGCGTCTTCATCACCGACGTGCCGGAGAACAGGCGCTGGTCTCAACCCTGGTACATGCCCCGCGTCGGCACGCAGGAGGCCGTCAGCGCCTTCAAGAGCCACCGGCACGACGGTCCTGCCATGGACGTGGCCAAGGCCGTCGCCTGGCACAAGGAGCGCAAGCAGCGCCAGGCCGTCGAGCAGCACATCTCGACCGCCACGCCGACCACGGCCCTGATGCCGGGCGATCCGCCCAGCGCGATCGACGCCTTCAACAATGCCCACGACCTGGCCTGGGTACGCAGCACCCTGGAAGGGCAGGGCTACAAGTTCGTATACTGCGACCCGCACGGCCCTGGTGGCGAGGCCTATCGGTACATCAGGCCAGGCTCGACCTCAGGCACGGCCGGCGTCGTGGTCTTCAAGGGCGCCTACGGCCACTGGTGCGTCTTTTCCCATCACGGCATCGAAGACCCGCTCTCGAGCAAGCTCACGGACCCCTTCGACCTGTACGCCACCTTCAGCCACAACGGAGACCGCAAGGCCGCCCTGAGGGCCATCAGGCCGCCCGAGCCCACGATCGCAGAGCAGATCAACGCCAAGCACCAGCCGGCGCCCAGGGCCAGCACGGAGGTCGTCACAAGCCCGGCAGAACCAAAGCCGCGCATCCACCTGATCATGGCCCAGGAGCTCAAGGACGAGCCCATCACCTGGCTCATAGACCAGCTGCTGCCCGCCAAGGGTTTCGGCGCCCTGTACGGCAAGCCAGGCAGCTACAAGTCCTTCTGCGCCCTGTACCTGGCCAGCGCGATCGCCAACGGCACAGACGCCTTCGCCCGTTCTACCAACCAGGGAGACGTCGTCTACCTGGCCGGCGAAGGGGGCGCAGGCCTGAAGAGGCGCTGGGACGCCTGCCGGCAGCACCACAACCTGCCCGACAGCACGCCCATCGCCTTCGTGAAGGCGCAGCTGAACCTGCGATCGACCATGGAAGACGCCGAGGCCCTGATCCAAGCCATCAAGGACAAAGGCCTGACGCCCAAGCTCCTGGTCGTCGACACGCTGGCCCGCGCCTTCGCCGGCGGCAACGAGAACAGCTCAGAAGACATGGGCGCCTTCATCTCCATCGTCGGGGCGCTACAAGACGCACTCAGCTGCGCAATCCTCATCGTCCACCACTCAGGCAAGGACGAGGCCAAAGGACAGCGCGGCCACAGCTCGCTCCTGGGCGCGGTCGACGCCGAGCTCGAGGTCACCAAGATCTCGGACGAAGACAGCCCGGAGCGCATCGGCAAGCTCAAGGTGACTAAGCAGAAGGACGGCGAGGACGGCATCGAGATCGGCTACCGCATGGTCACGGTCCAGCTGTCCAGCCTGGATCCAGACGCCACATCCCTGGCCCTGGAGCCTCTCAACGGACCAATGCCCACCACCTCCAAGCCAGCCAAGCTCACCGGCAACACGGCCGACGCCCTGTCGTCCCTGCGCAAGGCAATCGCCAACCACGGCGAGCAGGTGAGCTCCAACCACATCCCATTCGCAGCACGGTGCGTGAAGGAAAGCACCTGGAGAACCTACTTCTACCAGGAGACCACCGCGGACGGTGACGGCAAGCGACAAGCCTTCAAGCGCGCCAAGCAGACCCTCAAGGACCGCAACCTGGCCACCAACCAGGGCGAGATCTGGTGGGTGACAGACAGCTCAGAAAGGCCGTTTTGACCGTGACAAAGGGCGTGACATTGAGCGTGACAAGAGGCGTGACAAGCGTGACAAACGTGACAGCGACGCAGGCGAGGACCGTGACAAACGTGACAACACCCTTAAGGGTGTCACGGTGTCACGGTCACGAGCGTGACAAAACAGGATCTGAACCATGAGCCAGGTGAAACGCCTCTCAACCTCAGACCAGGCACATCTCAACAACGAGGCCTGGACGCGCGGACGAGACATGGCCGCAACGCTCGCACCACTCGACAAGATGGCAGCAGACATGGAAGCCAAGTGGGGATGCAACAGACTGCCGCGCCTCGTCCCATTCGACCTGGCCCATAAATTCGGATCGGCCGCCCAGAAACTCGACGAGGCCATCCGACACGGAGACGTGGACACAGTCCTGCACCGCGCCCAAGTCCTACACCGCGGATGGCAAGCCCTGGACAAAGCCGCGACAGAAGCCGGCCACAAACCAAACCCGCCCAACACCTGGTCCACAACCTGGGAAGGCAAACCCTACACAGTGGTCCTCGACCCAGCAGACCACGACGCAGCCGCGCGACACTCCAAGCATCCCGACACGGTCGTCACGCTGCCCGAGCTCCTCCTGGCCTGGTCCCAGTGGCAACCCGCCGCATTCGCCGAGGCAACCAAAGCCGCGTTCCCAGGCGCGACCGTTCAACGCTCCTCCAAGTCAGCATTCGCGGACCTAGACGATGACATACCCTTCTGACGCCGATCCCGCAGCCGCAGACGCCTTGTGCGCCCAGGTGTGGGATGAGATAGCCAAGGAATGCCAGGCCAGCCTCAGCGCGCTTGAAAACAGCGGCACGGCGTGGGATGAAGATACGACCGCCTGGGCAAAAGAGCTGCTCGACACGATCGTCCACGCACTGCGACAAGATCGCCTCGAGCGCCTCAGACGACAAGACGTCGTCAGCCTGGACGAATACCGCCAAGCCATGCACGGAGATCCAATGCCATGACCGGACGGCCCACCAAAAAGACGCCGGAGCTCTTAAAGGAAATCTGCTCCCGCATCTCAGAAGGCCGGTCTCTGTCCAGCATCTGCCGCGAAGACGACATGCCAAACCACTCGACGACGTGGAGATGGCTGTCAGAGGACGCCTCCTTCCAGGAGGACTACACGCGCGCGATACAGTCGCGGGCCTTGGCGCACGCCGAGCGGATCGACGACCTGGCCGAGCAGGCCGTGCGGGGCGAGATCCCGGCCGACGTCGCCCGCGTGGCGATCGACGCGAAGAAATGGACGGCCTCGAGGCTACTTCCCAAGCTCTACGGCGATCGGACGCAGGTCGACGCGACCGTCACGCACACGCACACGCTGCACCTCGAGGCGCTGAAGGAGCTCGCGAACAGGGTCTCGGGTACGAGGGCCGGGTACATCGAGGGGCAAGCTACTGAGATCATTGATGTTCCAACCTTTCACGGTGAAAGCGCGGGTGCGTCCGACCCAGCCCCGACCGCGCCCGGCCTGCCGATCGGCGGCCCGGATCCGGCGGCCGCCGGCCAGAACCCCCCCGGCCCCGCCCCCCACCTGGGGGCGCCCGTGCGCGCGGCAACCCCTCCGTCTACAGACCCACCACAAAAGGTACTTCGACCCCCCCGCCCCCCGTCTCGCGCCAAGCGCGCCGCCGCGCCAAAAATAGAAAAGGCTGACGGCGCATGAGCGAGACCGACAAGAACCAATTCCTAACCTTTCTGGAGGCCTA